GGCTGCGTCAACGCACCAACTATCTTCAATGCCGTTCCAAATCCGGCTATTCATGCGCTCGATCATGTAGGCGGTATTGGTTCCTGGAAACCGCTGCGTGGCGATATAGAGCGCGTCGATCGGCGGCTCGGTCACTGAACATACGCTAACGAATAGGCCATTGGTGTCGTGGCGAGCCCAGCCGGCGACCTGTTGAGTCTTGTAATAGGTCAAGCTCAACATAATGCCGTCGTTGCGCACCGCCCACATGATCTTGTAAGGCGTTTCGCACCAGGCGTTTTCGCGGATGGTATAGCCGACAAACAGTTGTGAACTGTTTTCCGTCAAATCGATCGGCTCCGATAGCGCATAAAGCTGGTACGGCAGATCGTAATAGGTGGTACTTTTCGAATTGAGATAAATCACGTCGTAATTGATGCGGTTTGGCGGCACAGTCGAACTTGCGCCCGTGAACGCCTGCGGCACGGCGTCCTGCGTCGATGGCGAGATTGCCTGCACATTGGTTGCAAACGATCCGGCGCCGACCAATAGCCAAGCCGACAAGCCTGTAAGTACCAGCAAACCGCCGCTAGTCTGGATCATCCATTGAATGCCGTTGACCTCGACCGACCATGGCGAGCCGGTAATAGCGTCACTGTCAATCGTCGGGTTGCGGGTATCAAAATTGGTGAACGCGCCTGGCTGCGACATAAAATAAGTATCGGGATTATTGAGCGTGTTGGCGTAACAACGCCGTTCCTGAAAATACCCCGGCAAACTCGGATAGGTGCCGGATTGCGCGCCAACTTGCAACGTCGCCGTGGCACTGTGATTGATCGATAGCGTATCGGTCGGCAGATAATTTTCGCCCGGTTCCTGCACAATGATGGCTTCCAGAACATTGCTTACGACCACGGGCGTAAGGACTGCGCCCGATCCCGTCAGTGTATTGATCGTAATGGTGAAAGTGGCGCTTGATCCGCCATTGGTTACGGTCGCACTTAGGATTTGGCCGCGGGCAAACGGATTTTGATGCGTTGGCGGCACCTGCGTATCATCCGCCACGATATTGCTATCGACAAACTGTGTGCCATAGGCCGACCCGACAAACCCGAACAATGACCCGGCCGGCACCGTCCCGGCATAAGCGGGCGTGGCTTTGTAGACATTAAACGATGACGCGCCGACCACGGTTGTCCATGTCAGCGTGATCGAGCCTGCGGTTGAAGCTATATCGACCGCGCTTGGAATATCGGCAATGGGCGAAGCAACGCTTTCAGTACCATCCGCGGGGTTTACCGATGTCACGACATAATTGTAATCGACCGAGCCGGTCGTGCTTGCCGCGCCTGACAAGGCTGGCGGCGGCAGAATACTTGGTCCCGGCACCACGTCCGAGAATGACCAATTGGTGTCGGTCGTGCGCGTCAGATCCAGCGGCGCATATTCAAAATCCGTCATTTGATTCACGCAACACAGGCTCATGACGTCGGCGCTTTGGGTGAATTTGAGATAAGGCAAATCCACTTCGGAATAGGGCGTTGTCAGCGTGTAGATGCGCGCACCGAGGCCGCCTGCGGTATAGGTGCCGAACGCGGTTGAATTGATAGGATTGCCGTATACATCGGCCAGTGTAAATTGGGTTGGCGTGACATTGTTTATAACGTAAGTCTGCCCGTTAACTTGGGTCATGCCGGCAACGCCGGAAGTAAACACCCAATCGCCGCTCGATAGCGGTCCCGGCGTGGCCCATGTGATTGTATATTCCGCGCCCAGCCCCGCGCCACTGCTGGTTGCCTGGTTGGCCGGATTGGCTGGCAATGCCGTATAGCCGCCTGGATTATAAACCGACAATGTATTGGGCCCAAACAATCCACCAGAAAACGTCGCGCCGGTACCAGCGCCCGATGTCGAAGCTTGCGTAAAACTGCCAGAACCGTTGGTGGTAAAAGATCCACCATTTGAAATGACAAATCCGGTGATGCCGCCCGAGCCGTTGACGGCTGTGACCGTTAACACTGGTGCCAAGCTCGATGTACCACCGGCCAACACGATCGTATCATTGACGGCATAGCTGGTGCCGAGCGCCAGACTATTCACTTTGGCCAGTGTCGTATTGACGACTTGAAAAACGGCAATTGTAACGGCCGTGCCACCTGCGGGCGTGACGGTATCACCGCGCACATAAGAGGATGTCACGCCCGAGTTAATGGCGACCGCCGATGTTGCGGTACTGAGCAACGCATAACTAACGACGGCTGGATTGGCATTCGTAATGCCGGTGATTTCAACCGGGCTTTCGGTGACAAACGCGCCGTTAAAAACCACTCTCATATAATAATTGCCGAATTCCAAAGCCAAGCCTTGATTGATCGAGTCTTGGAATGGAATCATGCGCGGCGGATAGCTGCGCCCGGTCTGTCTTGAAAAACCGACGAAGGCCGTGCCAGCGCGTGAATAGGCACCGCCTTTGTACGATACGTAAAAATTCCGCATCGTGAACGCACCGACATGGATGCGCGCAACGTCAAACCGCCCGGCAACCGATGCGCTTAATTCGCCGGCAACAAAGGCGGATTCTAAGAGGGCGACGGACATGGGCTAATACGCCGAGCCGTCAGAGAATCCGCACGAGCCGGCCCAGCCAGCGCCCCAATAACCGTAGCCGCCGCCGTCATTGCCGGCGATGTTGCCGATGCCCCAACTGAATGCGCCCGAGCCGCCGGTATTGCGCGCGCCGATCCAGTCGACTCTAATATCGCTTGAGGCGGTCATTTCGTTGCCGTCGGCAACGCGGGCTTCATTGATTTTTTGTTTGGCGATCTGGATTTGCTGATTGCGAATTTCCATGCCAAATTTTTTGTCTTTTTCGACCCACAACGGTAACGCCACTTCGCTGGCCCAATAAGCGACCAAGGCGGCCCGAAACAAATGATCCCATATCGTCGGGTACAATGCGTTGAAGGTGTAGACGCAACTGGCCTGCGGCACATTCGATAGGATGACCGTGTTGCCTTGCGGGCTTTGGCCTTGGACTTGACCGGCGCTTGAGCCCGGCTGCGAGGCATAATTGGGATCATTGGTCACCAGAAACCGCGACGGCACGATGCGGGTTCCTAGACCTGGTTGTTGTGCCAATCCAGGCATTGTCGGCGCGCTTGAATTGACCGGCACGATATTGGTCGATGGCGCACCTGGATTCAAAAACGGATTCCATGGAATATAGCGAATACGCGAACAGTCCACGGGATAACCATATTCGTAACAGAATTGCGTGCCCGGCACTTTGCTGCCCACGCTGGGCGTCTGTCCGGTTGCGTCAGCCAATAAAAGTAACGGTTCCTGTTTGCGGGCGAAGGTCCAAGGTGCCGCGCGCAATAATTGCTCGCGGCATTGTGCATAGGATCGCAACATTACATTGCCGACGCGACCGCCCTGCTCGATGTCGCCCAATTCGGTATTAAGTGCGATGCAATCCAAAACCTGATTGGCGACATCGGTGACGGTATTGGCCATTAGCGTCCGTCCATCTGTGCCATTGCGCTAGATGCCTGTTCGTCGGCGGCACCCATTTTGGCCGCTTCGCCGCCGACCAACACGGTTCCGAGCCGCCGCGACAAAGCCGCGCTCAATAATTCGCAAAATGACACGTTCCACGTTGTTGGATCCGTCACTTGCGCGGTATAAGTCGCCACGGCATTGGCCACATTGCAGACAATGACGCGCTGGCCTGGGGTGTAATTATTGTCATTGGCTAATTGAAACGAATGCGGCTGCGGGTCCGCGTTCGGCGTGAAATAAGCCTGCGGCTTGACGATGCGGATTTTGATGGCGTCGGCCGGGAAGGCATATTCAAAGTTAAATCCGAACGGCGGATTGGTCGCCGGATTCCATTGCGTCGGCGGAAAGTAACCGCCGACGGGCGCCGATTTGAGCAACGTCAGAACAATAGTGCGCTCGCTAAAATCATAGTCGTAGGTTTCCAGCAATTCGTCGCGGGTTTGGCTGTAGGTGTCGAGGAATTTCTTGGCCGCCGCCGAGCCGTCATAGAGCGATGCAATGCGCAATTTGTAGCCCATGCGGGCCAATGCGTTATTTGCTAGGTCTGCGGGCGACTGAATCGCTGCGGTGCTTGGCATTAGTCGGACCGTCCTTCACCAAGAGATTCAAACGCTGCGCCACTTTGCAGCATAGCCGCCTCCGTGTCGGGGCGTCCTGCGATCGCCATCGCCAATTCGGATGCCAACAAACGCACCACCGCTTCGCGGAATAATGGATCCCAAGTGGCTTCGCTCGGGTTGTTGTTATAGGTGGCATAGGCGGAAGCGAGATTCGACCAAATAACTTTAATCTGTGCGCCGCTCACGACGCTGTTTCCCACGCTCCAAATTTGCGGCAATGGATTGTTAGAATCGACCGACGACAATAGCGGCGCGATTTGCCAAACTTCAATTCCATTGGGCGGGTAGGCGTACTCGTAAGCAAAGCCGCCCTGGCCTGGATTGCCGGTCAGCGTCAATAAAACCGTACTGCGCGCTAAATCCCATGCCCATTGCCGCGCGACGGTCGCGACGGCAGGCGCATAGAGTTTTTGAAGGGCTACGCCTGCGGGCGAATTGTCAAAATTCGGCGCATTGCCGGCCACGGCGGGCTGGTTATCGCCAATAAGCTGAATTGCGCTGTTGGCGACCGCATTTGACGAATCTGCCATGGCATTTTATCCCACCATCGAGCGCGGCAGATTGTTATCGTTGGACGGTTCAAGCGCGCCCATGATTTCTTGGATGCGGATGTTGGTCGCACCCGTCCCACCCCACCATTGCGTGCCGGCGCTGGAGCCATTGATGCCCGTCGCGACCGTGCCGGTAAAATACAGTGAATAGGTCGTCGCCGAACTGACGTTGAACGTCTCGTATTGCAGAATGCAAGGCCCCCCCAAGTTAGTGGCGTTGGCGCCAGCGCCGGTCGTTGTTAAAAACACGGCGCTGCCGTTGTAGAGGAAGCATGTGTGATTACCAGCGGAAGCCGATTGGATATTCGTGCGCGCGTCGATAGTAATATGGTTGATGGCGCTGGTTGGCGTGATGGCTTGGCTGATAGCAGCGGCAGCACCACCGATGGTCGGGATCGTCGCGCTGTCGGTATAGGTGTTGCTTGTGGTCACGCTGGCCACCGTTGAATTATACGCGGTCTGGATAACGTCGCCTGGCTTTTTCACACCGGGGCCTAAAAGTTGCAGCGTCGTACATGCGCTCGCCCATGAGCCGGCTGTCGCCAAACCGGCAGAATACTCGCAATAGCCGATGATGCGAACCGAATCATTGGATACCCCGCTGGTGGCGTAGAGCGTTCCTGCGGAAGTCGCCAAGCCGCTGATGGTTGTTGTGGTGACGCGATTGGTTTCCCACGATACGCACGGATAAATCTGCGTCGATATACTGCACAGCGCCGCGCCTAGTTCTGGCGTTCCTGAATTATAAGTCAGGAATATCCAAAGTCGGAACGGCACGTTGCTTGATGACGTGCCGAGCGTGGCGCCAGATGGTATAACAAGCGACAGCGCGCCGGTGATCGCCGTCCATACGGGGGTTCCGGTTGTGAGTGTCGTCGAGCGGAACGGCACGGAAACAGGATTGGTCGCGCTTGGCGTAGAGCCATTGGCACCGACGACGTTAATTGTGAGCGCGCTGGCGCCGGCGCTCGCTGTCAACCCAAGATTAACCGGCACGTCGTAACCATAAGGCGGCTGCGTCGTTGAAACCGAAAACACGCCCGCCGACAGGGAAAGTCCCCACCCGGCGCTGGTGGCGCCCAATGTGCCGCACTGGAATCCGGTTGACGTCACCCATTGCAGCGCATTGGTCGCGCCCGAACACGACGGCACGGCCAGATCGGCAATCGCGGTCGAGGTGGCTGCGCCTTTGATGGTATTGGCCGATCCGGCGACGGCTAGTTTTGAATTGGTAACGGCGCCGGCCGAAATTGTCGTCGCGAGTGTGCCAGCCGAATTGGTGACGTCGCCCGTGAGCGCGGGGAAAGCCACCGCCGGCAGAGTGCCGCTATTGATCTGCGCGGCATTGATGCTCTTGTTGGTCAGCGTTTGCGTATCCGACGTGCCGACGATATTGCCGCTGGCCGGGAACGTCTGCGCCACGCTGTTGACTTGGAACGGCCCCGTGTAGTTATTGGTTCCGGTCCATGTGTTGTTGCCGCCGACCGTGACGAAGGCGCCGCAATCTTTCAACAGCGTACCCGTGGTATTATTCCAGCACGCCGCGTCGTTGACGACGCTGGTAGATGGCCCGACGATACCGCCGACGACAAACGGGAAGGCGTAGGTTGCACCATTGAGGATAAGGTTAAATCCTTGGGTTGTCGCGCCGCCGCCATTGCCAATGGCAATGAGCGCGCCGCCTTGGGCGTTTGGCGACAGACACAGATAATGGTAGGGCCCGGTCGTTGGCCCGTCATATTTGCAATCGATCGTGCCGTAGGGCCCGGTGCCTTGCGCGGCATAGGGCGCGGTGCCTGTACCGCGGGCAATCATGTCGAGTTCGGATAGGCCCATACCGACAGGACCACCAGAGGCAGCGCCCGAATCCTGCACGATCGGCTGGCTTGAGCCTTGCCCGACATACATTGGCGCGTGGCCAGACGTCCACGTTCCGCCTTGCAGAATGGCCGATTGGCCATAGACAAGCGTCGGCGTTGATAGGCCGATAATCGCTAGAAGCGCTGCGCGAAGTCTATTCGCCCGATTGCGAGGCTGGCTGAGTTTCGGGTGCGGATTCATTTTCAGTTTCGTCCTCGTCTTGCTTGGCATCGGGGACTTCTTCTTGTGCGGCTGCGGGCAGCGGCGCGTGGCGGATTTCGACACTGGTGCGGTTGTCACCCGGCTCGACGCCGTGCGTGCCGGACAGGGTGGTGGGCACCGGGCTATTTGCCACGCTCGGACTCCATATTTTCGGCGTCCTCGGATTCGATACCAAGGTCCTCGATCTGCAATTCGATGCGGCAGCATTTGTCGCCGGCGCCCGTGTCATTTTCACTAACGGAAGTGATTCGCGCCATGAAAAATCCGTGAATGGTCCCACCTACTTCGGCGTCCTTGTGGTCAAGATCGAGCTTGGCCAATTCCTTGTCGGTCAAGGTAATGCGCAAGCCATAAGGGTAATCCGGCTTGCTGGGCATGGCGATCGGCATAGCCGTGTCAAGCTTGTCCTCGTCATCTAGCTCCATGCTTTTCATCACGCGCATGGCGTTAGGCTCCCGGCTGCGCGGCACCTGCCGCCGCGGCGACCGGCGCCGGCGCGGCACCGCCCGGCGCTCCACCAGGCACCGCGCCCGCTTCGGCACCGGACGGCTCGCCACCTGCGCCCCCGCTGGCCATCATTTCCTGTTCCTGACGCGCCGCCATTTCCTTCATGGCGCTTTCATGCCGCGATGACATCTTGCGATGTTCCTCGCGGTGATTGCCGTGCAGATCGCGCCGCTCGGTTTCGTGCGACTTGCGCATGGCCTCGCGTTCTTCGTGGTGCTTCTCGTGCATCGGCTTGGCTTCGGCTTTGGGTTCCTCGGCCTTGGATTCGGATTTGGCGGATTCCTTTTTAGGGGCTTCCTTTTTTTCTTCTTTTTTGGGTGCCTCGGATTTCTTTTCGCCGCCCATGGCTTTTTTGGATGAAGCATGGTCGTACATGCGGGATTCGCGCTTTTCTTTCTTCGGTTCTTTGTCAGCCATGGCGCTAGTCCTTGTTGCTGGAAGGGTGATCGTACATGCGGGATTTTTTGGCCTTGTGGCCCATTCCCATAAGAGTCGTCGCTAATCTTGCCTCTTTGCCTAACGCGCCTGGCGCGTCTTTCTCTTTGGCGGCATAAGCCTTGGTGGACATGTCAGCCGCTTCCGCCTTGGCCTTGAATACGCCCTTGCGTGATTCAGGCACCGCTTTCTTGACCCAATTTTTCTTCTTACCTTCGGCCATCGGTCTAGTCCTGCTTGCGACGTCGGCGAGATTGGGTGAAGCCATTAGCGGTTAGAACTTGGGTGATCGTACATTCGGCTTTTCTTACGCTGTATTTTATCGCCAGTTTTATTTGCCGTCGCAATGGCAATTCCTTCTGGTACACCGGATTTTACCATGGCGGTTGCCTGTGCGGCTGCTTTGCTGGCCGCTTGTCCATGCAGTTTTTTATTGTGCTTGCTCGCGAAGTCCTTTGCTCCCCACGGCATCGCTAGGTTCCGGTCGTTTTGGAATACGCGCCAATTGCTCGTGGGTGTAACGGCGCCACGAGCGTAGGTACGGGTCGAACGGATAGCGCGCCACGGCGGCGTCCGCTGCCGCCAGTAATTTCGGCACTGGCTGCATTCCACCGTTGGTAACGAAACCCATTTTCAATTCCGCTGACATCGCGGCCCAGCCAAACCACAGGCCGAGCGCTAACCAGATAACCCGCCACAACCGCCGCCACAAAGCCGGTTGCGGGAAAATGGAGCGGAAAGGAGATTGCGATTTCGACGCAACAGGCGACAAATAATGCACGTTCGGCATGGCTGCCTCGGTTGTTTCTAAATGCCACAAAAGGAATCGCCAGTGCAACGATCGCGCCGATACCTAGTTCTGTCGCCGCCTGGATGGCGTCACTATGGACGAATTGCTCATAAGGGAACGCCGCGGTGCCCCAGCCTAGACCGTTGCCGAACGGCGTCCATGCCAGAATGGCGGCGCCCCATAAAGTAATGCGGTGCATCGCACTTTGCATTTTACTGACGTCGAAACCAAAACCGGCCAGCATGGCGCCGGCGATTAGTATTACGCCCATGATGATCGCCAGATTGAGCCAGATCGAGCGTGGGCGCCGGGCATAAAACAGGCCGATGATAATGGCGATCGCACCAACACGGCTTTGTGTCAGAAAAACCGGCAAGCCAGCGCTGATTGCCACCAGCCAATTGTGCTTGAGCGCGCCCCAAACAAATACCAGTGCAGCGAATTCGCCGAGCAATTCGCTGTTAAAAAAAAGCCCCGCCGGCAAGGTTGAATCGTGAGGCAGCGCGAGCAAACCAAAATACTGGCCGATAACCATGATCGTCGATACGGCAAGCCCGGCGCTTATTCCGACCATGATAGCATCGAGTGAATCCTGTTCGGCCCCCAACAAAAACGCGCCACACAGAAACACGATAAACAGTAGGTCTTGCACGCCGGCCAGTGGATAAGGCGAACCCAATAGCGACACTGCTCCGAGGGCGACAAAAAACACCAAAACGAATTTCATCGTGTCGGTAAGATTGCGCGGATCCAGTTTTGACACCAGCGGCACGCCGAGCGCTATCACGGCCCAGCGCGGCATGAACGCGCCCGCAATCATGCCAGGCCAATAAGCGGCGGCCACTGCAAATCCCAGCGCCGCCGCCTTGTATTTGGCCAAGCCGTTCCACATTGGCTAGTCGCGATCCCAAGTGGTGTTGCTTAGGCTGTAGATATAGCAATAGCTGGTCGCCGCCGTCATGGCGGTTACCGCGTTATCGAGGGTTTGCGAAGTCGTACCGGCGTACAAAGTAAGTGCCGTCACTCCGCCGATTGAAAAGAAGCAGTTGCGGGCACCGTCGAAGGGTGCGGCCGCAAGGTAGATGTAGCCCGAACTGACAGCGCTGGCGTTGCCAAGCTGGGCATAGGTTACATTGGTGCCGTATTGGTAATTAAAGCCATTGGCGATCGTGGTCGGCGACTTGTAGTAGCCGTAGACATTGGTAACACCTGCCCACGGCGTATAGACGTTGCCAACGACCGGCTGGCCGTTGGGGACGATCTGCAACAAATCGGCAAACGGGTGCGAAACCGTCACGAGCGGCGGGTTGAAACTTTGCGACACCACGGCGCCACTGAGCAACAGGAACGCAAGACCGGCAGCAACAGCGATTTTCTTCAACATGGGAGTCTCCGTTCCTTTTTGGATTAACCGAGAATAATGTAGTTATAGACCGACGTGTCGCCGCTGCCGCACGTCACCACAAAGCTGGTGCCGACCGTCACGGTCGTTACGTTGAACGCGGCCGGCGAGCCTGCGGTTTTGGTTCCGAACAGGAATACCGAATTGGCTGTCACATTCGCGTTGGTGACCGTAATGGCCCCGCTCGATGTGCAAGTGAATGTGCCACCATTGGCCGGCACCGCGGATACCTGCGTGCCGCCGTTGTAGGCGAACGAGCCGCCGACCGTTATTGGCGACACGAATTGCAACCCGGTCGGCGGAATGCCTGCCGTGGCGGCAATCGCGACACCAGCGATCAACACAAAGGCTAGACCAAGCAGATATTTTTTCATCGTCGTTTCCTTTTTCTAGGTGCCGGCGTTCAACGGGCCGATGGCCAATGATTCTGCCGCGCCGCCTGTCTGTGACATTCTGTAATTGATGGTGCCGGCGCTGTAGAGAATACAATTGAGCCGGTACAGCACGTCGCGCTCGGGCTCGCCGAAAGTGAGGTTGACGGCCGCCAAACTCGTATATTGTGCAAGCTGGCCGCCGTTGCCGATATTGCAAATCGACCAAGTGGCGCCGCCATCGAAGCAACGCTCTATTTGAATCGTCCCGGTCCATTGGGCTGCCGTGCCTGTAAACACTGCGGCGGTATCGGCGCCACTTACCGTCACGGCATTTGCGGTCAAAGCAAATTGGAACGGCCACGATTGGTTGATAGGGCCTACCACGGTAGGTGCGGCTGATAATTGGATAATACCTTGAACGCCGGGGCTATTGCCGCCAGCGACGGGCACAATGGCGGCCTGCAAGATGGCCGTTACTGTCGTTCCAGCCGGCAGTGTAATGCCTTCGGCGGTTGATGGCACTGTGACGGTCGCGCCTAGAAGCCTATCCGTCGGCTCGCCAAGATTGAGCGTGATCGTGGCCGGCGTGAGGTTAGCACCGCTGATGACGCCAACATGGGTATGCGGCGCTAGGATGGCCGTAATATTGGTGCCGCTGATCGTACCGATTGTCGAGCCGCTTGGCAGGTTGACGCTGTTAATGGCCGAGCCAACGGCCAACCCTGTACCGCTGCCAACGGTTGCCGCCAAACTGCCGGCGGTTGTCGTCAACGTCGTATTAACCGACGCCCATATGGCCAGATTCATCGGCCCGCGAAACGCAAACGGCTGCGTTGGGCCTAGTGCGGTGATAATCCCGGCCAGAACGGCATTGGCCTGGTCGTTCAGGTTTGGCATTCCTGATGCCGCTAACCCTCTTTTGGCCGGGATTCCCATGGTTTATTGGTTCTTGCGTTCCGCGAAGTTCTGCTTGGCCGGTGCGGCGATGGTGCCGAGCACATTGATGAACGGCGCCGACGGGTCATTGTTGTCGTGCTTGAGGTCCATTTCCTCAGCGAACGCCGGAAGTTCCTGCGTCAAGCCTTCCCGGCGCTTTGGCGGATCACCCTTCACGACGAGGCCTTGTGCCGTGATATAGACCGGGCGGTTATCGCTGGTCGCCAGTTTTTCGGTCGAGCCGATTGATAAGCGGAATTCCGCGTAAATCTTCTTGGCGATGTCGTTGATCGGCCGTAGCGCCTCATTAGGAATGCCGGTCCACACGATTTCGTTGGATGCGATGGTCTTGTCGGGCAGGTGCTTGAACGGCTCGATAAAGCGCTCATTGAAGTAGATCTTGGCCACCACCCGATATTCGGGCAGCCATTTGGCTTCGGCTTTGCCGTCTTTCTGGCGGCGGGCCTCAAGGACGTGCTCGCGCGCGTCGTCGATCAATCTGATGCAACGCTCTTTCGCCGCGGCGCGCTGCGCCAGAACTTCGGGAGCTACGCGCTTGCGGTTGCTGCCCTGGTCCGAGATTTCCGCGATGGCCAAAGCCATCTTGGAAAACAGCGCGGTTGCTTCTTCGTTGGAGCCGGCACCGATCGGGGCGCCCTGCTTGGCGATCTGCGCGACAATATCCGGCACGGCCTTGGCCAAGGCGGCATCGAGCGCCGCCTTGAACTCCGGGGTTTCGGTAATGTTGCGCGCGTCTTTGGCTGCTTCCGCCATGAACAAATCCTCTCTCGATTTACGACCCGGCTTTGACATCCTGGGCCTGCTATGCTACAGTGAAATTCTTTTCGTGGTCAGTGGGAGCGTACCGATGGATAAAGTCAGTTACAGCGAAGCTAAGGCGAGTGGTCTTGCATCGTATTTCACGGGCGTACCGTGCAAGCATGGGCACGTTGCTATGCGCCGCACGGTCAACCGGGCTTGCCGGGAGTGCGATGCGATTAAAGCCAAACTCCGATACGATACCAAACTGGCTCACGATGAAACCTATCTTTCCCGAGCGCGCGAGCGCGCCGCTAAGTGGGCTGCCGATAATCCTGAGAAATACCGCGCCAATCAAAAACAATGGCGTCAGGGCCACGCGAAGGAATATCGCGCGTACAACATACAATGGCGCAAGGATAACCGTGAACAGATTAAGCAGAGAAAAGCAGAGAAAAGAAAGGCTTTTCCACACATTGAGAAACAGAGTCATAAACGGAAGTATAGCAATCCAGTTTATGCTTCTGCGGCCAAGGCTAGAGCGAAGGTTTGGCGCAAGAAAAATAAAACTAGATACATCCAACTTAATCTTAAGTGGAGACGTGAAAATCCAGAGCGGGCTAAATCTATCGCGCGTGCTGGCTCGATCAATCGTCGTGCGATCGAGCGCAACGTCGGCAAAATTTCCGCTAGTGACGTGAGGTTCATCCGCGCCAAGAGACAATGCGCCGCCTGCGGACAAATTAATGCCCGCATGGAAATCGACCACATCGTTGCTCTTAGTCGCGGCGGAACGAATCACAGATCAAATCTCCAACTTCTTTGTCGCCCGTGTAACAGATCAAAATGGGCCAACGATGCTGAAACGTGGGCTAGGGAGAAAGGCTATATTTCCTAGCTCACCACGAAGTTCTTAGCTGCATAGCGATTCGCCTGATCGTCGCGAACCATGGTGACGATTGCCGCATTGATGGTGCCGGCGGTGAACGTGCCGACCGGGGTAAATAACAGCGACAGATAGCGGGCGTTCAAGCCGGGCGGGAATGCTGGCGGCCAATCGAAGCGGGCACAGACTTGGGCTGCGGTAAGGTTGGCCGTAAGGATCGCGCCGGTTTCCACCAGCGTATTCCATGTGCCAGCAACATGGGTGCCGGCGGTATCGACCGCGGCTTGGAACGCGATGTTAAGGCTCGTGCCGCCGGCAAAGGCAGCCGCGCCCAACAGCACTTCCAGCATTGGCCTTTTGCCGCCGATGCCCAAGTCGGACCCGAACAGCGTCGGCGTGCCGATGATGCTTGATGGCGGCGTGCCAACTCCGGTGCCGAGAATGTCGTAAACATTGGACCGGACCGCGGCGCCAAGGATAGGCGTGTTGGTGCCGACCGGGACGAAGGCAAGCAGTGCGTCGGTAATCATGTCGTTTGCTCCGTTGTTTCGCGCAAAGTTTGACGCGATCGGCTATTAGCTGATGGTGGATTCCGTGTTGGTGATCTGGTCGATGATCTTGATCGGGATTTCGCGGAACCCCATGATCGGCATGCCGGCGTAATCTTGGATGCGCAGCAACACGTTACGATCGCGCATGGCCTGCACGTCCATCCAGTGCCGCATGGTGCGGTTGCAGTAATAGACCGGATGCACCCCAAAATCGTCGTCCGGCGCGTCGGTCTTGGTAATGCCCGACGTGGAACGGGTCAGTTTGGGGAACAGCAACAGGGTTTCCGCCATGGTGGCGAAAATGTCGAGTGCATTAGGACCGGCAAGGCCGTTGTTGGTGGTGTCGATGTTGGCGACACGCACGCCGTAGCGCCAGTCTTTCGGCACCAGCGCGACTTGCTGGCGGAACCACGAGGTATAAGCCTCGAAACGATTGCCGAGCGAATCAAAGCCAGGGGTTACATCGCCCTTGTCCTCCATATCCAGCCCGGCTTTCGAGCCGCGCGGGAATGTCAAGAAAAACGACTGCGGCGACCAGCCGATCAGCCACAGCGAAGTGTTGCTCGATCCGGTGCCTTGGCCATTCAGGACGTTGGCAGCGTTCTGCGCGTTGGCGGTCGAGAGCGTATTGTAGAACGGCGCCAGTCCCATGAATTCGTTGGGGGTGACCGTCGTATTGCCGTAGATGAAAGTCTGCGCGATCGTCTGCGACATGCCTTCAAGGAAGGCGACATCTTCCGAGCGGCGGAAACGCTGCAAGTCGCCGGAATGTTCGCCGAGCGCGCGATCGACTTGGCTGTAATCTTCCAGCATGCCAAGGCCGACTCTTGCTTTGGCCGTGGTCGATTTGGCATAGGGCACGCCCATATTGTAGGAGCGCCAGGAGCCAGCCGGGATCGAGGTGCGGAACACGAATTCGTGGCCGGTGTGCTCGTTGGCTTCAACCCACGGCGCGTCGTCCGTGTAGTCGTTTTGCTGCGACAGCATTTCGGAGATCTCGGGGATTTTGCCCTCGGGATCCATGCGGGACGCAACATCAACGAGGGTCGGCCATGCGCCAGTCGCCATAATCTATCTCCGTGTTATGCCCGCGCAACTTTTTGCGAGGATGGGTGATCGTACATTCGGCTGCCAGGGGCTTTACCGTTGCCCTTTGGCGGTTTGAGATCCGAAAGAGGTTGATTGCCTGCTTGTGGTTCGTCGATGTAGCGCGCTGCGTTGTGCAGCATGCGCATAAATGCTGGGTGTGAGCCGGCGCCGGTCGTGCGCAAGAATTCGTCGAATTCCTTGCGCTCGGCGGTGTAGCGCGGTGTGCCGGGTTTTGCCGATGAAATCGTGAGGTCGCGCGCGCGTGCGACCGCGCCCATGGCTGTTTCGTGGCCGGCTCCGCCCAATTCGGGATCGGCCAAAACCTGCTTTTCCCAATTCCGGCAAGTCTCGTTGAACACCGAGAATTGGTTTTTGAGTGATTCAGCCGCCAAATTGGTGGCGTATTCCGTCATCGTCTTGGCGTGCAGATCGATCAGCGCTTGCGCGCCCTTGACCGGATCGGCACGGAAATTATCGAACGCGGTATGGACTTCCGCCTTTAAGGCGTCGTCCATCTTGAGCGTGTCGGGTAATTTATATTCGTAGGCGACCGGCTCGGGCTTGGCGGCTTCGGCTGGCTTGACGTCGACCTTAGTTTCAGCCGGTTTTGCAGCCTCTTTCGCCTTTTCGCCCGGTTTTTGGGCTTTCTCGTCGACCGGCTTTGCTTCGGTTTTGGCTTCGGCCTTTTTGTCGTCTTTTTTTGGCGCGGCTTCCGCGGCCTTTTTGGCGTCCTCGGCGGCTTTGGCCGCTGTGTCGTCGTCAAACTTTTCCAGCAACGTCTTGTCGAGCTTGGGCGCGTCGGCGGCTGGTTCTACGGCCTTTACAGGCTCGGGCGCGGGTTTGGCGTCCGCACCGACAAGAGCTAATTCCGGCTGCGCCAGTGCCCCGGCGGCGGCTGGGCCACCCTCCGTGGCCGTCACCGTCGCCGGACTGGGCTGGGCGGTTGGGTTATGGGCCGCCGCGCCAGCGTTTGTTGCGTCGTCGGGTTTTACAGCGTCAACCATTACTCACCTGTTTTACGGCGGATTGGTTCGGCAAATCGGTGATCGTTCTCTTGGTGCATGAGCGCGACCGATTGTGGATTGCGCTTGAGGCAGGCGTGATAAAGCCGCAAGCCAAAATCCTGCTCGCCCTTGGCGTGCCACGCCGCGTTTGGATCTGGAACGCCGGAAGGCCCGACAGGGAAACGTGTTTCAAACGCATGGGCACCGTCGGCACCGGCAATGAGCCGCCACATTTCGCGGCGGCCGACTTCCGATTCGTAGACGGCTTTCCAGAATTGATCGGCTTCCTGTTGCTCACGCCGGATGCGGGATTCTTTGCGCTCGTGTTTGCGCGAGTTGACGGCCTCTGGCGCTGGCGCTGCGCTGTCCTGCGGTTCGTCGCCATCGTGGGTTTCCGGCTGGTCATCATTCATTGCATCAATGAGCCAGGGGGAACGATGAGACTACGGCCGGGGACTTGTGGCACAATCGATGGTGTCCAGCCCACGGGCACCGTGTCGCGGTGCGAAGCTTTCTGCATTTCGGGCAGGATCGCGCCGCGCTTGCCGGTTTTGGCATCGCGGGTGCGGACTGCGGCCTTGTGCAAATTGCGCAGGTTTTCGGCCAGTTTAACGAATAGCGGATGCAGTTGGCCGCCAGCGACTTTCACCCTGGTGCCATCCGGCATTTTTATGCCGCGTAGCCAATCGCCTGCGCGGGTGTGAACTTCCGCGATCATCAAGCCGATCGGTAGCCAACGGGTATCTTCTCGCCATGCCGAGGCTTGGCGGCAAGCACCTTCGATCAATTGTAGTTCGCGTCGGAAGCGGTCGTAGCATTCGCCCTTGAAGGGCAGCACGGCCAGCGCATCGGCATCTTCGGCAGCGAGCCGAAAATTGGTCACCAGACAGTCAAAAATCTCGATTTCGGTGAGCGCACCCATGGCCGATTAGGTGCCGTGATTTTAGGTTTTGGGGCAAGGTGTTAAACGCAAGGCGGTAATAAACGGTATTATTCGGTAATGGACGGTAATGTTTTATCAAACGACGTGTTTGCTGCGAAGCTGTGCCCATGCGTCGAGGTCGGCTTTTTTATAGCGCACAGCTTTCCATCCACTGCGCGTGAATGGCGGGCCGCCTTTCGCGTTGTTGTTGGCAGCCAGGTTGGCCAGCGTTTGCGTCTCGATGCGATAGCCTTGCCCGGTCAAATAAACCGCTGCCTCCTTGCGCGACAGCCATTCCTTTTCGGGTTTGGCTGCGCGCGTAGAAGGTTGCGAGATCATAAAGAGTTCGCTCATTTTGGGGCTGGGGCCGACGCGGTTGGCGGGTTGATAGCCGCCGGCACTGGCGGCGGCGTTGGCGCTGTGGCTGTGGAGTGCGCAGCTAATTGCCCGATCAATTCTTGCTCGTGCTTTTTAATCTCGACATTGGCGGCGCGCGCATCGGCCAGGTCTTTGGTGAGTTTGGCCTCGGTTGCCTTTGCGGTTTCCGCGGCCTTATCGGCTGCTGTTTTCTGCGCCGCCGATTCGGTGCGCAAGGCAGTCGATTGCTGCTGCAACGTAATCACGGCGGCGTTGCATTGGATACCGCCATTGATTTCCGAAAGAAGTTTCTGCCCCATGGCTTGAGCCTCGGGGGAGGGTTGGGCCTGTGGCACTTGTGCCGATGCGGCAGACAGGCCGCAAACGGTTAGGACTACAATCGTAACGCTACGCACGAGATTCATAGGGATTCTCCTGTTGGACGAATACAGAGTTGAGAGTTTCATGCTATGCGATTTGGATATTTATTACCATTAGAATTGCGCATACCAAACATCGACATCGACGCCGCCTGTGCCAGTTGAGTTGATGCAAAGGCCATTGCCGGAAGTGTTCTTCAAGCCTTGCCAAAACGACGGCGCATAGATTTCGCCAGAATTCACAGCCTCAGAAGCTAGACCGTTAATCTGCGTATTGGTTGACGAACAGTTGGCATTGGCCGATGCGGTATTTTCTAGGAACCACGTAGCCGTGCCAGCGGCGCGCGAGCGCCAGTTGCATACATAGACCGACTGACTTGCGACACCCTGCACGGCAAGGGTATCCGTTGCCGAAGTGATGTGCTTGAACACATGGCTATCGCACGCAATTAACCCCTTGAGATTGCCACCTGTCGCGCCCGAGGCATTGGCACCAAGGTAGATCGCCTTCGACGGCGGGGCAGAGCTGGTTGAAGCCGACATATTGGTAATATCGACCACGGCACCGGAAGCCAGCGAGCCCGACAGATAGGCACCGGAAACCACGGCGCCGGCCGCTACGGCACCGGATCCGATCGAGCCGGACGCATAAGCGCCCGATGCGAAAGCGCCGCTTGCCACCGCACCAGAGGCAAACCCGCCACTTTTGACATTGACTTGTGCACCTGCCGCAGCAGTGCCGGGCATTCTTACCCATTGTGTGCCGGCGCTATCCCATAGTGCATTCAAGCCTTCCACTGGCGATGCACCAGCAGCCGGATTGGCCACGTTGTCGGCAGGGACAATCGCAGCGAGGGTATTATCGACCGTCGAGTGCAGCGAACCCGCCGAAGTAAACTGGAACGGCGCTGTCTGGCCCGTCGATAAGGTTGGTGCCGACGAATTATAAATGCCGCCGGTTATCATCGTATTGGTTGGCGCGGTCCCTGGGACCGTACCGCTCATTAGTCCCCAGGAGCCGATCGTGTTAGGATCCACCTTACCGATCGCCGTTGTGGCGCTGGCCTGCAAAGTCGCATTGACCGAAAACGCGGTATTGTCTGACGCGATATTAACGCGCTGCGATCCCGCACCGGATACGCCGTTGCCGGTCGCAACCGTGGTCGCACCGATTTGAGCGATTGAAACGCCGTTTGTGGTTCCTACCGTGGTCTGGTCTATGCCGAACTTGCCGGCGAGCGCTGTTCCTGCCGTCAACTGCGCAAATAGCGGATTGCCAGACGCTATGACCGCATTGCCTTGCAACAGATTTGTGTAGAGGCCATTGGTGGCCGACAAGACGGCATTGCCTTGCAGGACGTTGCCGTACCAGCCATTTGTCGCACTCAGGACGTTGCCACCTTGCGTCGGGACAATACCGTTGCCATTGGCGAGCGTTGGCGTGGCGTTTAACGCGGTCGATGCCACGCCGCCAGCAGTGATCTTGAGATTGCTGACAGCGCCAGTGCCGGTGCCATCGACCGTACCGCCGATAACGACGGGGGGGTTGGCCGCCGCGGTGCCATTGGCTGTTGGGCCATAGACCGCACCGCCGCCACCTGATCCGCCACCGCCACCACCCGTGCCGGTCGGCAAGCCCGCGCCGCCGACGCCATTGGCCGTGGTCGAGCCGCCGGTTGCGATACAGTGCAGCGTCGTAATGCCGGTTGGAATCGTAAAGGCAAACCAGCCGCCGCTCGATGTAATCAACTGGTCCGCGGTTGTCGCCGCGATGCCGTTGACGTTGCAATACATCGGATTGGTGCCGACGTTGCCAATAACCGCGACAGTGCCGCTGGGAAGGTTGCCACTCGAATCCGACGTGGTGACGCTTAAGGCGGTCATGCGCGCGCCGGATGCCGACGGTGTAAAGCCGCCTAATGATGCACTGAAAGTACCTTGCACAAATATCGGGTTGGCAGAACCGCCGCATGGCGTCCAAACGCCGGGGGTTGACGTTGGACATTGCAGATTGGCATTGCCGGGGCCGATCTGTGCGTTCGCTGGCTGTGCTAGATAGGGGAGCGCGAGGACAAAAACTAACGCCGCGATTTTATTTAGGATTCTCATGGTCGTTGTCCTGTTCATGCGCCTGTTTGGCCGGTCAAAGCGCCCAGCGCGGAGTTTCCGCCGGGCAATTGCGTATCGCTTAGGGTCTTGGCTGCACTCACAGCGGCCATGGCCGCGCCTGGTGCTTGGGCGTCGGTCTTTGCTTTGGCCATTTCTTGCTGGCGGATGGCGTCGTGCTGTTTTACTTCGTCGTCGGTAAACATCGAATCGGTTGGGAAGTTATTGATGTCGGCATAGTGCCGCATGGCCTTGTCGAGATTGATGACACGAATCGGATCCGGTACGCCGGCGGCTTTGGCGGCGCTTGATAGCGAGCCGGCCGTGGCAAACGTGTCTTTCATCGCCACTGATTCAGCCGATCGTTGCGCCAGTTTCAAAATCGAAACATAGGTTATTTTCAGCGGCACATTGGCCAGTGATTGCGGCTTGGGCTTTAACATCGGCACGACTTTACCCGTGGCATCGCGCGTGGTGCGGCGCTGTAGAATACTCAAGACGCGCTGAATACAAATATCCAATTCCTTTTCGGCCAGATTGATGACCGGGCCCAATTCCTGCAAGCGCTCAAGATCACGCTTGGTCAATTCCAGTTCATTGCGCGGCTGCACGCCTTCCATCTTGGATATGGCCATGAACAGATCGACGAATAGGCAGTGATCGATGCGCTGCTCGACTTTGGAAATATCTGCGGTCAATGCAGCAAGCCATTGCGGATTAACTTCGAACAGCGGCCAGAAGCCTTTTTTCTGCCCCGCCGTATTCATGTAGGTAATCATCGCCGGCATGATCGAGGCCGGTTCGTTCTTTAGCTCGGGGTCGGCGCCCATGGGCGGTCGCACGCCCTTTTCGATGAATTCGGCCTTGCGCAAATCCTCTTGCTGGATTTGTTTGTTGTCGCCGATCGCGTCCATGCAGGGTCCGCGGCCATAAGCATCGTTGGAAACCGTGGCCCATTTGAGCGCCATAAATGGCATATCGTGGAACCCGCGTTTCGACAACGGCTGTGCGGTTTTAATACCCTTGAGCCAGTAGACCTCGCGGAATGCGAAGTTGGATGGCACGACGCGGATTTTGCCTTTGTTGGTGCCTCGCCGTGCAATGTCAAAATTTGGCTCAATAGCGTGGGCGACGACAAATTCAGTATCGTAACTCCCGGCTTGCCAAAGCAACTGTACCTGTCGCGGGCAGTTTTCCAGCAAAAACTGATCGACGATCTGCAACACCGTAAAGGCAAATTCGCGGTAGAACTTGACGGTCGTGTTACGCCCGCCATTGGCGAGATAATATTCGCCGGCGGCCGGCACATAGAACCGCGCGACGTCCTCTTGATCTTCGAATATCAATATCGGCGCTGTGCCGAATACAGTCTCGTCGCGGAATGCTTGCGACATGCTGTTGTAGAAATTCGATTGAGATAGCACCGTGTAGATTTTTTCTTCGGTGTCTTTGAGCCAGGATTTGCCATCGGCATCGAGGTCAACCCACGGCAGGCCAATGCCTAATTTGAACCATGGCCGCGACGGCGAACACAGGCCGGTCCACATGCCGGCGGCGCAAGTGCGTACGGCGAGAAGCCCGTGCGAGTTGATAATTTGCTGATTAAGGTTAGAGCCCTTCCACATGCGGTTGGCGACGATGAGCCAAGAATATCTAAACGGTAAAAAGAATGCCGCTAACACGGCCCAAAACGTCCACCATGACCAACGCCATGACCGCATCGAGGCGAGGCTCGATTCTAGGTGCGCATAAATGGTCTGCCAGTCTTGTGATTCGGCTTTTTCGTCCTTCGAAGGCGTCGGCGGCTGCTTGGCCAGCAGCGTCGGCGACATCATTTCGTAAGGGGCGGAATCAGCCGCGAGCATTCGTTGCTTCCGGTCGAGGAAATTCTAACGCACGGAACGCAACAGAATTACAAAACTACTGGCCGAAAGCTGTTTTGGCCGCAACACTTGGCGCTGCCGCACCCTCGGGACTTGATTTGACCGTATTGTTAAATCCAGCACCGCCGGCTGCTGCGGCGGCTGCCGCTCGCGCCGCGGCTTGGCTGTCTTGCACCGTGCCGCTGGCTTGTGTCGGCGGGTTAGGCGGCGGCGGCGGCGGTGCGGGCGCGGCTGGCATGGAAGGGGCAAGGAAGCTCATGCGGAAAGCTCCTGGTGCATTTTTTGCAAAGCTTTACGACCCCTGAAACGGGTTATATCCGCCTTGACCGTAGTTCTGTTCGGCTTGCTTATCAAGGTCCGCGAATGGCCGGAACGTCGTATCCCTGTGAATTATTCGCTGCCGGGCTTTGGGGGTGACGGGTTCGGCAAACGTGAGCATGCAGGCGTCGAATTCATCGGGGCTGTAACCCAATTTTACTTTCACTTCGGCTTTGGGCTCAAGCATCAGCCGGTCACCCTTGAAGGTGTAGGTGGTTTGCGTCAGCGCAGCTAACAGATTCGCATCTTCGACTAGCGCGCCGCCTTGTTTGATCCACTGCACGAATTCAAACGCCATTTCGGCTCGTTTATTGAAATATCGTTCCTTATGGTTGGCTTCCTGGGCAAAATGCACGCCGATCGGAGATTTGCCCAATAGAATCAGTTGGTCAATCCAGCCCGCGCCAAATCCGCCCGTATTGTCGATAAAGCAGGCGTCGGCGTTCCAGTCGGTCCATTTGCGCGATACCTGTCCGGCGCCTTGGGTTGAATTGATATTGCGATACCGCATCAACGGGAACATCTGAATTCCCTGCCGCGGCGCGATAATACTGGAATCGTCGCCATATTGCGCCACGTCCACGCCGAGCACTTTGGAAGTGTTACCAATTTCGTGCTCGCGCCAGTGCCGTTTCATCGCGGCCGATACTTCGTCGGGCCCGATGAGTGCATTGAGCGACGATGGCGGGAATTGGCCGAAAATACGCACTAAAACCCATGGGTTATCGCGGCCATATTGCTCGATCATAGATCGCGCGTGCTCGACCGACACCCGCGGTGTGCGCTTGGGATCGTCTGGATCCGCCGTAATCTCGATCATTTTCCACAGTCGGCGGGCGACGGTAGCGGCGCGGTAAAGCGGGCCGGCCAGCATCGTTGGGTTACCCGCCTGCACGATATGGGCCTCGATCGGGTTGCCAGCGAAAATGCCCTCGCAAACCGGCATGACCGAATCAGGCATGTCGCCGGTTTCGTCCAATAGCCAAATCACATAAGGCCCGTGCAGTCCGGCCAGCGCGTTACCGATTTGTGTGGCGTCGGCGCTTTGCGGGTAACTGCGGGCTTCGATTTTCCACGTATCTGGATGGTCCTTGCAAAACAGCTTTTGGCTGGTCTGTTCGAACAGGTGCATCAACAGCGGTGACCGTGAGCGCCATCGTGCTAGTTCCGTCCATAAGTTGGCTTTGAGGTTTGGGCCCGATACGGACGCGGCGCCGCCGATCGGGTGCGGACGTGTCAACAGGAAGTTCCAGCCTATCCATGCCAGTGTTGCGGTTTTTCCCGGCCCGGCGCAGGCTTTCATCGCCATGCGCGGTGAATGCGGAAACTGCTCTAGTGCGTCTAATTGCCAGGCGTCGGGCTCAACCTTGAACAACTCGCGCACCATGGTTGCGGGGTGCTCGCGCCAGGTGGCAATGCGGTCGGCTATTTCTTGCATGTGATTGAGTTAACGACCGCCAGCGCGCGGCGCAAACTCGTTTCTTCGCCTTTGACCAACTTGCCGGCATGATCGCGCGCAACATAGGCCGCTCGTCTACGGCGTCCGCATTTGGCTTTGAACAACCGCGATTGCAGCGGGAGCGTCCAGACAGCGTAGTGCGGCTGGTTTATTTGGACGTACATGGCTAGTCCTTATGGTCAACCGAGCCGTCTGACGAAAAGAACCGTTGCGCATGATGAATTTCCAGGTCGAACATGATCGCACTTACCACCAGCGCGGATAAGACGACTAGAAATGCCAAGCATACCGCGACAATCATCGCATCCAACGCATGCCGGACTTACAAGATTCATCCCACTTCAAATTTAAGTTGGCCGCGCCGGGTTCAATCATGGTGCCCATGGGTGTGCTTTTGGAGATTGCACAAGATTGAACAAAGCGATTGATCGCCCATGAACTGAGCCATGTGATAATCACCAAGCCGATGACGACGCAAAGCCATTGTTTCATTGCTTCACCTGCGGGCCAGTCGCGCCCGGCATTTCGCCGGGTTGTGCGGGTGCCATTGACGGCACGATTTTCATACCGTGATCGAACGCATCGCGGATTTTCTTGCGCAGCGAGATCGTGTGCATGACGTCGTTGCACCATGCGGCTTCGGCCAGCATTTCGCCGGCGGCTTGCGCCAGGCAAATCACGACGCCTTCGTATTGAAGCGCTGCCAATAACGAAAACATGCCGCGTGCAACCACAACCAATACGCCTTTGCAGTGGTCTACCAATTGGCGGCCGGGCATGCCTTTGGTCGGTGGCGGATTAAGTGCGGATGTACCGTTAAGCTGCTCGGTCATTTTACTCGCTCGTTAAATGGAGGATGTTTCTATCTTCGATTTTGCTTGCGCCCATAACAATTCGAGTCACGTTGCCTGCAACTTGGTGACTCCAAAAGCCTACTGAGTTTCTAAACCAAAATCCCGCCTGCTGGTCGCTTAATGCTTCTTCGGTGACGGTAAATTGACCCTCTACGTCGTTGACTAAAGATATGCCCCCGCCAAATAAATCCATACAGGGCTGGACCACCTCTGAAATTTGACCGTTCCACAAAACGTAATCTCCGCGTCTAAACTTCCTCACTCCGCCGCCTCCTGTTTAATAACCTCGTCGGGTTCAACTTGCTTCGGCTTGGCGTAGCTCGCGCCGACTAATGCCTCAAGTGTGAGTGCACCAGTCACGTCATGCTTTTCCGCTTCATCGAGTCCCGACATCTTGCGCAATTGCGCAATCGCTTCCAATGGCGAATGGATCTCAAATTTCGGGCCATGCTCGGTATGCGAGACTGATTTGACCGCCGACATGATTTCGCGCTGCTCGTCTGGATCGAGCGCGGCGATTTTGGTCAAGTCGAGATAGGGTAGCACGGGCAGCGCCGCGATCATTTCCTCGATTTCTTGCGGCGTGGGCAGCGCTGCGATCGCCGCGGCGATTTCCGGTTCGGTCTTACCCATTGCCTCTAGGGTTTTGCGCATTTTCTCGATCGAGGCCGGGCTGATTTTGTCGCGCAAATACCGCACTTGGCCTGGGTCACGTTCCATGCGGACAAAATCAAACATCGATACGTCGCGAATCACGTTGAGCTTGTTGGCGACTTTCGAGCGTAATTGCGTAACCGCGCGCACGGTATCGCGCGATAGATAAGCAATACGCGCCGCGACCGATGGTAGCCTGTCAAGCTTTGCCGCATTGCCAGCGGTCATGTGCGGATAGCCGGCCTCGCGTGCGGCTTCCAAGCGCCCAAACATGGCGGCTCGAGCTATGGCGTAGCGCTCGTGCGTATCGCGCCGCAACGGCACTGAGCCTGGTTCGGGGACAGGGGCCGAAAGAGCCGGTAATTGTGGTTGAACCTGGGAATCCATGAGACTCCAATAGAATCCACAGTTTTGTGGCTAATTCAAGCGATAAGCCCGCGTTTTACCAGCCTTCGAAGTGCTTCTGGTCGGGTTGGCAAGTCGTCCTCTTTGCGGCGCCAGTCGTCTACTTCTCTCAGGTCGTCGGGTGGCAGTTTGACCATGATACCCTTCGATCCAATCCGAGGGCGCCCTGGTCCTCTTTTATTTTCTGTATTTTGGGTATCGGCTATTGACATGGTTTAATGGGTTTGGCATATAACATCTACCGAAGCAAGGGAAATACGAAAATTCTGCAATTGTTCCTAGATTTCACCGGCCCATGGGACACAATCGACGTGATTGTGTTGGTGGTGTGTCTAAGCGGTGTGGTCGTTGGGTCTTTGTTCCACTCCGAGCCTTCGATCGACTGAACTAAATTAGCGAGCCGACGCAGGAGGGCAATCCCGCATCGGCTCATCACTCTAACCACGGGGATGATCCATGGTTCAAGCTGCTGTTACCCTTACGCCGATTCGCGGACATACGGCACCGCAAAACCCACTCGATACCGCTATCCACAATGCAGGCCGCGCTCTGTGCGCGCTGCAAATGACGCGGCTTGTCTGCGTGGGGCGTCCCAACAAACGCGAAGCGGAATTACTGGTCAACGATCTGCTGGATATTGCGCGGATTGTCGATACGGCGCTGCTCGCCATCGGCACTGAGGCGCGTGACCACTTTGGCAATGACGTTGATCTGGAACCGTTTGCCGATCAACTGCTCGGTGCCTTGGATGGCAACGCTACCTATTCAATCTCGCAAGCTGCCGAGAAAGTCGATTCCGAATCCAACGCGGAATACCGCGCTGGTGCTTGGGGCGATTATCTCCAAGCGGCGGAGTGAGGTCGATGACCAACATTCCCAAAATGATTCCGGTCAAGTCCTCGAACGTCGAGGCCGTTGGCCACGACGCGGCCAGCAATGAACTCCATGTGCGCTTCAAAGGCGGCGCGCATTACGTCTACGCCAATGTGCCTGCCGCTATTCACGACAGCCTTCATGCGGCTGAATCGGTGGGCAAGTTTATTGGCGCTCATATCAAACCCCATTTCACTCATCGGAGGTTGCCGTCGTGAATGTCCAGACCAGAATTCCTTTGCCGACTCTATTCGATGACACGCTGCCGGTCGATCACGCGCAATTGGAATTGCTTAATCCCAAGGCTGTGATTGGCGACAACCATCCGCCAGCCGATGAAGTGGCTGAGACTGTACCGGCGCCAGTCGTGGCTAAGGTACACACTGTTGCGCTCGATGGCGCGCGGTCGAATTATCTCTTTGTCACGGCGTTTT